GCCTTGATCGCCGGGTTCCAGCGCTCCAGGGCCAGGGGCATCAGGTCGCACTGGATCTGCGCGCGCGGCCGGGCCTCCGGCGCTGCCGGAATGGTCTTGAGGGTCATGGGTTACTCCGGTTTCGAGTCTTTCGGGGCAGCGGGATAGAGCCAGGCAGCCAGGGCGGCGCGAGCCTGCTCGCCGTCCTGGGTCTGGCCGAGCTGGTCAATCGGCAGCAGGTTGGATTGAACGGTGAAGACGTCGCCGCCTGGGATGGGCGGCATGTTCTCCAGGCGCCGAACCTCGTTGCGGTTCATCCAGCCGTTCTGGAGGGCCTGGCTATGGATGGCGGCGCGGCCAGCGCTGTCGGCGCGCAGCAGGCCCTCGACAGAGAATTCCACGAAGTAGCGCGGGTCGCGATCCAGCAGGCAGCGGTGAATCTCCTGCTCGATGTTCTCAAGCATTGGCCTCAGGCCATTGGTGAGCCACTGAAGGTTCATGCCCTCGACGCTCGACGCCCAGGACGACTGTTTGTCCATGTGCCCGACCATGAAGGGCGGAATGCGCCACCAGCGGCAAATCTCCTCGATGGCGAAGTTGCGGGTCTCCAGCATCTGCGCCGCTTCGGGGTTCAGGGTGATTCCCTGGTACTTCAGGCCGTACTCCGCGACCATCACCTTGCCGGCGTTGGGCGACCCCATGAAGCGGCCCATGCTGGAGTCCAGTTCGGCGCGCTGCTGCGGCGTCAGCTTCTGATCAGTGCTCAGGATGCCGGACGCCTGCATGCCCTGGGCGAAGACCTTGGCGGCGGCCTCCTCGGCCGACATCGCCGCACCCAGCACATCACGGCCCACCGATACCGGTTGCAGACCGCACACCCCATCCAGACCGAACGCCCGGATGTGCATCACGTCCTTCTCGTCGAGGGTCCGCTCGGTACCGTTCTCGGTGTAGGTGTATTGGAGCCGGCCATTGGCCAGACGCTTGACCGTCACGCACTGCGGAAGTAGCGGCACCAGGGCGACGATGCGGCCACCCACTCGCTTCTTCTCGACGAAGGCGTTTCCTCGCAGGCATAGGCTGGCGACGACCATCAGCATGAAGCGCGCCGGGGTCATTTCGGCATTCGGGCTCACGGCCAGCAGGTTGTAGAGCGGGTGATCGGTGGCAGCCTGTCGCGTGCCATCGGCATTGCGCTCGTACAGCCGCAGCGGCAGGGTCGAAACGGTCTCCGACAGCAGCCGGACGCAGGCCCAGACGGCGGACAACTGCATGGCCTTGTCAACGGTGACCGTCTTGCCGCTGGATGACTGGCCGAACCACTCTTTCCAAAAGGTGCCGTCCTTGAGGCCGATGGGCACGCCCAGCCAATTCATCAGCGCAGACTTCACCCGTCCAGGCTTACTGTCGCGCGCCATCAAACACCCCACATGATCGGATTGGAGAAGAACTCAGAATTGCCGCCCAACGCCTCGGGGTTGAGCGAAATCAGTGAAACCGCGTTGAGCAGAGCCATCAGCGGGTCAATCTTGGCCGAGCCGCTGGCCTGCTTGGTGATCAGGATCGAGTTCGCCCGGGGCTCGACGCGCGCATTACCGCAGCACCAGGCCATCATCGGCTGGCCACCGTGGACCAGGCCGCCCTCGGCCAGACGCCGCTCGGCGGTCTTGATCGCGCCACCCAGTTGCCAGCCCTGGGAGATGCCGATCACCTTTTCGCCGGGAATCTCGGCGGTCACCAGCGCATCGAGGATGGCGCCGATACCGATGGGATCCACGCCCACCTTGTCCAGCAGGCCGGAGTCGTAGACCTGGCGCACCAGTTGGGCGACCTGTTCGACGTCGTCGCCGACCTTCTCCACCAGCGTCAGGTGGCCATCGTTGGCGAAATCGCGGAAGCGCGGGGCCTCAGCCTTGCGGCGCTCCAGCACCGAGGGGTGGGCCCAGGCATGGGTCCACACCAGCCAGCGGCGGGTATCGATCTCCCGACCCACCACGGCGAAGCCCAGCAGGTCGTCAAGGCCGCCGCCGTCGATGCCGACGTCCACGACCTCGCTCAGGTCCAGCAGGTTTTCCAGCGACCTGCAGTAGTCGACGGCGCGCCTCTCCCAGAACTCGGCACCGGCCCAGCGATCCGAGCGCAGCGCCAGGCCGATCTCGACATTCAGGTGCTTGGCCAGGAAACCGCGGAACGACTCCTCGCCATCCATCTGGGCCTGGGCGTAGCCGCGCTCAATGAACGCCTCGTCGACCGACAGCCCCAGGTTGGGATTGGTCACGTAGGCGTTCGCTGCATCCCGGTGGGCGCCAGCGTCCAGCATGGCCTTGGGAAACTCGTACAGCACCGGCAGGAAAGACTTGTCGACGATCACGCCGTCCCGTACCTGCCGGGCATAGAGCAGCTTTTGCCGGAACACGCCGGCAGGCGGGTCGTCCGACTGTGTGGTAGCCCAGATGATGAATCCCTCGGGGCGCGACGCCAGGCCGCCGGTGGCCTCTCGCAGCATCGCCTCGGCGTTGGCGCGCTTGCCGAAGATCCAGAGCTCGTCGACGAAGATGCCGATGGCCTTCTTGCCGCCCACGGCCTCGCTGTCGGCCGCCACCACCTTGAGCGTGGCGCCGGTGACGCGATGGGTCACGGTGCGCAGGTGGTTCTGCACCTGCAGCAGCTCTTTCAGCTCCTCGTCGGCGTTCACCATGTCCCGGATCGGGATATAGCTGTTGTCGGCAATCTCCTTGGTCGGCGCCAAGATCACGAACTCACCAGAGGGCCGGCCATTGAGGATCAGGGCCGTCAGCATGATGCCGGCCGCGATGGTCGACTTGCCGTTCTTCTTGCTGATCAGCAGCAGGAACTCGGTGATCATCCGGCGACCGGTCTCAGGGTCATACGCCCCGAAGATCGCAGCGACAAACTCGTTCACCCAGGCCCGGACGGTCTCGCACATCAGCGGGCTGCCTGCGGCATCCACCATGCGCAGCTGGCCGAAGATCTCCAGCGCCTCGGCGGCCTGGTCTGGAAAGAGCGGACCCTGCGGGATCAGCGACTCGCGGGCGACGATCCTGCGCTCCCAGTCGACACACGCCGTCGACCAGTTCATGCCTTACCTCCAGGAACCGCGGTGAGGCGTGGCGGCGGTGGCCGGGGCCCGAATCGTCCGGTGGCTGCCTGGCCGGCCTTGTCCTTGGCCTGCTCCTTCTTGCCGATGTCACCCTTCTTGGCGTGCTTATAGGGCAGCAGCGCCTTGGCGGCATCGATGCGCAGCTTCGGGTCTTCCAGCTCGTTCGCCATCATCCGTTCGAGGAACGCGATAGGGTCGTTGCCGGTTGCCTCGGTCTCCGCGGCTCGCTCGGAGTTAACTTTTTCGGTCTCGGCTTTAACCTCTGCCTTGGCCTGATCGAATTTGCGCCGACGCTCCAGGTAGGCGACGACATCAGGGTCCTTCGCCAGCTTGGAGCCCGCCTGCGGCGCGGTTTTCTCGCTGTATCCAGCGTCGATTGCGGCCTTCTTGTTGCTGGCGCCCGAGAGGAGCGCGTCAGCAAATCGCCGCTTCTTCTCGGTTAATGCCATTTAACTTTTTCCTGAAACGGGAAAAAAATCTGTGCGTGAGGTCGGGGGCGGTCTAGTAACCAGAAGCTGTGAACTCTGACCCCGCCCTCCCCTGCACTCATTTGGTGCGACGAAGGGTCTGGCACGCCAGTGACGTGCTTCCAGGTCAGCCGCGCCCGGCTTGCTCTTCCCGCTGCTTGACCGCGGAGTGACAGGAGGCGCACAGGCTTTGCCAGTTCGTTGGGTCCCAGAAGATCGCCATGTCGCCCCGGTGAGGGGTGATGTGGTCGACAACCGAGGCAGCGGTCACCAGGCCCTGGCGCTGGCAGTAGACGCACAGCGGATTGGTAGCCAGGTGATGCTCGCGCGCCTTCTGCCATTTGTAGCCGTAGCCGCGCTGGGTGGAGCTCTGCTTGTCGGAGCGCCAGGAGTCAGGCTGCATCACCGCCACGCGGCCTGGCTGGTTGCCGATGCGAGGCTTGAGGGTGGTCAGCCTGCTCATGATCAGCCCGCGTCGTGAAGTTGCTGCTTGAGCGCGTAGCCCATCAGCGGCCAGACCTTGTTGACGGCGTTGGCCCGGGCGATCTTGCGACCGACCTCGGCGTCGAAGTTCTCCGGGCTGGCGCAGGCGCTCTCACCGGTGACGGTGTAGCCGTTCTGCAGGATCAGCACGCAGAAGGTCAGCAGGTCCAGCTGGTCGGGCGGCTGGATGACGCCGTCCTCTTCGATGGTCAGCGCAGCAGCACCGGCATAGCCATCGCCAGCGGTGAAGTAGTGCTCGCTGAGGATGTTCGCCTCGATGTCGGCAGGGGTAACGCGCGGAGCCGTCAGGCCCTTGGCTTGGATCTCTTGCTCAATGCTTTGGTCGTCGCTCACAGGTGACTCTCCGATAGTTGATTTCGTGACATGTCACGTTTAGCGGCCGGCTGCTAACCCCGCGAAAAAGCCGAACAGCACTGCGAAGGCGATGATCACAACCGGCATCCAGTCGACACCAGCCTGGCCCTGCGTGCGCAGCGGCGGAGGTGGCGGCGGACGATCCCGGCGGACGTATTCGGTAGCCGGCGGTGGAGGTGGAGGTGGACCTCTGCGCTCGCTCACGATTCACCCTTTTGGCGCCGCGCTGCTGCAGCTCGCAGGCTATCCCGCAGATCCTCCGGGCCGCCCTCGTACTCGATGGTTACCTTGCCGCACTTGATGTCCAACCAGATCTCTCCGGTTCCAGGCTTCACCTGTAGAGGCTGCACCGCAAACAACACGAAGCCACGCGCGGTATCAGCCACGATTACCTCGGGCACCTCCACTCCGTCGACCAGCGTGCGCTTGATGCGCGGACCAAGGTAGCCATGGGCGAGGACAGTGCCGGGCGCAGGAGATCCGAGACCCATGACGAAGTCGGCGGCCGAGTAGCGAAGGCTGGCAACCTGTTCCTGTAGCCGGTGGATCTCGTCGAGCAGCAGGCGGCACTCTTGGGACATGCCCTGCTCTTCTGGTGGAATAAGGGTGGCCATCATTTCACCTTGGTCATCTTCATGGTCATGCCGCGCTCTACCCAGGCGCCCACGCGACCCGGATCAGGTTGCAGGCCGGTCAGCCTGGACATCAGCAGTAAGCCAAGCCGCCCGGAGGAAGCCGGCCACCACGGCTGAAGTCGTCCAGGCCACTAGGGCGCACGGCGTCAACGCTGAAATCGAGCCGACTTACCCGCTCCCGCAAGTCCTGCAAGATCTTCGGGTCAACCGGCGCTACTTGAGTCCTGGCGTTGCCCTGCATTGGCGGGGTGACCTTTACGAACACCGTCTGCAGGTGCTCGCTGATGGCCTTCCACTGCTCGGGCGACGGGTGCGCCAGAGATGGGTTCAGCTCCACGAAGCCCTGGAGCCAGTAGGCGAATTGTTCGGGGGTCATTGCTATGCGTCCTCGGGGTATTCCCATTGGCCGTCTGGAGCCACGAGCGCGCCAGCGCTAACTCCAGTTGCGGGGTCACGGAACATGGCGAGCCCTTGAGAATGCAGGATCTCGCGGTTGATGCGCTCAATCAGGCCGCGGCGGGAAAGCTCGTTCCAGTCCAGCACCTGGAGGTCTTGGCCATTCATGCGGACAGTGCTCATCGCCCTACCTCCGGCGCTCGGTGCGGCCATCCCAGCGCTCAACGCCAGCCGGCCAAATCTTGGCGACGTTGCCACGCGCCCGGACGACCAGCGCCAGGCTGAGCCCGTAAAACGCCGTGTTGTACCAGGACACTATCGGGACGTGCTCCTCGATGACGATCCGGGCAACGATGCTCATGAACTGCATGCCGGTCGTGGCGCACAGCGCGAAGGCGATGATGGACACGCTCAGTCGATAGCGTGAGCCTTCGTCTGGCCGGTACACGAAGCCGATCATGATGAAGATGCCGGCGCAGAACAGCGCCTGCAGGATTGCGGCCATGGGTCAGCCCCCCTTGCCGAAGCGGATGGATAGCACCCAGCGCAGGAAGCGCGGCGGCGTGCCCGTCTCTACCCAGCCGATCAGCCCGGCCAGGAACACGATGCAGACCGCGCCGCATCCCAGCGCCACCAGCCCC